GGTTGCTGTGCCCGATCGAGTACCAATGGGTACCCACGGTACTGATAGAGATCCGGTGTCTGGATTGCCCAATTGGAAAGATTCAAATCCTATTGCAAACCCCAAAGTACAAGTTTGGCCAAATGCTGGAAATCTACCGCCAGCTGTTGCTCCAGTTGCTGCACCATCTTTTGCAGATAGACTAAAACGAGTTGCATCGGGAGAATTTGTTTCTAATGTATTTCCTGAACTAACTCCCAAAGGTAGTCAGGCTGTGCCTCCATCTGTCAAACCCAGCAGCCCAGCGGCACGATCAGCGGCAGCGGCGCCGGAAATGGTGCCTGCTGCGGATTCCATGGCACCCGGCGAAGAGATTGTCACTGCTAAAAAACCAAAACTCCCGGTGGCACAACCCAAGCATGTGGTCACCCCCACACCATCGCAGCCTAACGTTATACAACGTATAGAAAAAGGTGCTGTGGACAAAGCTGGTAAGGTAGGTAATTGGCTGTCAGGTTTAGTAAAAAAACGTGAATCGGGCGATGATTATGATATAGGGCATCATTATGCTCCCGGTACTGGATCAGCAGGGCCTGACAACAGAAAAACCACAGCATGGGGAGCATATGGGCTGACCAATGCTGCAATCTTAGATGCACGTAGAGAAGATGCCACCTTGCAAAAGCCACTGAAACAATGGACACCTCAAGACCAGGACCGTGCATTCAACATTGTGAATGGTAAAAATCTAAAACGCCTGGATCAGTTGGGCGTGGACCTCAACAAACATCCCGAAGCACCAAGTATTGCTATATTTCTAGGAGCTGACGGAGCAGCAAAATACTACAGCACTGGCAAGTTCAATAAAGACACACTGAACGCCAATGGTGGCGAAGACGGTGTAAAAGAAATTATTGCACAACGTACCAAAGATGCTCTTGCTGCAATAGAAAAACAAAAGAAACAACGAGTCAAAGAAACTGTGAATACTGTCAACACCATGCTGGAAACTGCCAGCACAGCAGACGATGTACGACACATCCGGAACTACATTGACCGACAATACATTAGCCATGGCATGCTGGATCAAGTGGCATTTGCACAACGCAGTCACTTGGTAGAACGAGTGATTGAGATTACCAACCAACGCTGGTTACTGGCTAGATGAACACTCCTTAGGACCGCAATTCGTTGCGAGGTGTGGGGCGGCTGCTGCCCGGAGAAGAGCCATTCGCTACGGTGACTCTCTAAAGTGAGCAATTACTAATAATCCACTCAATTTTGAGATTTATAAGTATTGTATGTTTAATTTTCCGGAGCGAGCGTAATGATCAATATCAGTTATCCTGGTGGGGCCGGCGGAAATTGGTTATTAAATTTACTCTGTAGTGAATTATTGCCAGACAATCCTGTAAATTTTCATAAACATAATCGTACTCAAATAGAAAAATATTCTATCAAACTAGCCCACGAACTTGACCCAACAAAATTTGATTATTTGTACAGTGGCAAATTTTATTTTAATTTTTATCTTAATGTTATATATAAATGTTTTCATAATGATTTAGATATTTTTAATCAAACTGATTATAAAACTTATTTTTTAGAATGCGTAAACACTGCAAAATTTGTATGCAGATTTGATCAAATCAATGATCATGTGTTTTTTAATTACGACGATTTGATTAACGTCCCAAAAAATTTCTATACACAACTTTATAAATTTCAAAGTGAAAACTCTTGCGACATTATTAGCGAAGAAGATTTTTTACTGCGACGAGATCAATACATTAATACCTGTGTGAATCCTGTTACAATTAAACATAATTTTAACAATATGTTTTGGGTTGGTTTTGTCATAGGACAACTAATGAATTTAGATCTGGTGCCTCAAGATTTTTTAATACACGAATACCAAAATCAAGATAGATGTAAACAATTTGCATTAGATAACTATCAACAATGCACACTAACCAAAATTCATGACATTGATACCAATGTTTTTATGCCCAATTTACTCTAATGAGATTGCATTGTTAAATTATCTCTGTATAATAACATTTTAACTGGAGATTCACATGAGCGAAAAAACATTCAACGGCGATCAAAAGATCAAACTCACCCAGATCATCAACGAAGGCATGCAGGTCATGCACGAGATTGATACCCTGCAGGGCGGACTCAACGATACCATCAAGGCCATTGCTGAAGAATTAGAAATCAAACCAGCGGTGTTGAAGAAAGCCATCAAACTGGCACACAAAGCTGAATTTGGCAAAGCCAAACAGGATCACGAACTGTTAGAAACAATTCTTGAAACTGTGGGCAAGACGCTATAAATATTGCTTTGCAACGAATCGCTCACGTCACGAGCATGAATCACAGCCCACCGGCCACAAACGGAGAACAATGAGTTATATTGATGCGCTATTTGATCGTGAGCACGATCGCATACATGTGGTTGAACGCCGCAACGGTCAGAGACAATACCGAGAGTATCCGGCCAATTACATATTCTACTACGACGATCCTCGCGGCAAGTTCCGCAGCATACACGGAACACCTGTAAGTAGATTCAGCACAAGAAACAACAAAGAATTCCGCAAGGAAGTGCGTGTGCAGTCAGGCAAGCATCTTTACGAAAGTGATATCAATCCAATCTTTAGATGCCTCGAAGAAAACTACAAAGACCAAGACGCCCCCGAACTGCACACAGCATTTTTTGACATTGAAGTGGCATTTGACAAAGATCGCGGATTCTCCCCAGTGGAAGATCCGTTCAATCCCATCACAGCCATATCTGTATACCTGGACTGGATGGATCAGTTGATCACCTTGGCAGTGCCGCCACTGGGATTGAGTTGGGCTACTGCACAAGAACTTGTGGCTGATTTTGAAAACACCATGTTGTTTGACAACGAAGCTGACATGATCAAAGCATTCTTGGATGTGATTGACGATGCAGACGTGCTCACAGGATGGAATTCGGAAGGCTATGACATACCATACACTGTTAATCGTTGTACTCGTGTGCTCAGCAAAGATGACACACGCAAGTTTTGTTTATGGGGACAGTTTCCCAAGCCTAGAATGTTTGAACGATACGGCGCAGAGAATCAAACTTATGATTTGATTGGCCGGGTGCATATGGACTATATGCAACTGTATCGCAAGTACACCTATGAAGAACGACACAGCTACAGCTTGGATGCCATTGGTGAGCATGAACTGGGTGAACGCAAAACACAGTTTGAAGGCACCTTGGATCAGTTGTACAATCAACATTTTAAAAAGTTCATTGAATACAATCGTCAAGATACCATGCTGGTCAACAAACTAGACAAGAAGTTGCGATTCTTAGAACTGGCCAGCGAACTGGCACATGCCAATACTGTGTTGTTACAGACCACAATGGGTGCTGTGGCAGTGACCGAACAGGCCATCATCAACGAAGCACACGAACGCGGTATGGTTGTGCCCAACCGTAAGCAACGCCTGGTAGACGAAGACACTCAAGCAGCAGGTGCGTATGTTGCATATCCCAAAAAAGGCATACACAAATGGGTGGCGTCAGTGGACATCAACAGTTTGTATCCCACTGCTATTCGTGCCATGAACATGGGCCCAGAAACTGTGGTGGGCCAGCTGAAACAACACATGACTGATAGGATTATCAAAGAGCGCATGGCCAAGGGCGACAGTTTTGCAGCGGCATGGGAAGGTTTGTTTGCCAGCTTGGAATACACAGCAGTGATGGAACAACAGCCTGGAACTGAGATTACCATTGAATGGGAAACTGGTGAAGAAACTGTGCATGGTGCTGCAGAAGTTTGGCACATGATTTTCAACAGCAATCGCCCGTGGATACTTACTGCCAATGGTACCATTCTCACATATGAAAAGAAAGGTATCATTCCAGGCCTGCTGGAACGTTGGTACAGTGAACGTCAAGAAATGCAGGCCAAGAAGAAACAAGCAAAAGATGCCAAAGAAATTGCATTCTGGGACAAGCGACAGTTGGTCAAGAAGATCAACTTGAACAGTTTGTACGGCGCTATTCTGAATCCGCATTGCAGATTCTTTGACAAACGCATTGGACAAAGTACCACGCTCACAGGCAGAAGCATTGCCAAGCACATGGATGCACATATCAATGAATGTATCACCGGTGAGTATGATCATGTGGGCAAAGCCATCATATACGGCGACACTGACAGTTGTTATTTCAGTGCCTGGCCTGTGTTGGAAAAAGAAGTTGCAGAAGGTCGCCTGGAATGGAGCAAAGAAACTGCTATTGCATTGTATGACAGTGTGGCTGAACAAGTGAATGAGAGTTTTCCTGGGTTTATGGAACAGGCATTCCATTGTCCAAGAGACATGGGCGGCCTGATCAAAGCTGGTAGAGAGATGGTGGCAGACCGCACGTTGTTTATTACAAAAAAACGCTATGCGGTGAACATCATAGACCTGGAAGGCAAACGGCTGGATGTGAATGGCAAAACTGGCAAGATCAAAGCCACTGGCCTGGACCTCAAACGTTCAGACACTCCCAAGGTTATTCAGGACTTTCTCAGCACCATCTTGACTGAAGTGCTGGCCGGAGCAGATCGTGACGCAATCATTGAACGTGTACGCAAATTCAAATATGAATTTATGGAGCGGCCAGGTTGGGAAAAAGGATCGCCCAAGCGTGTGAACAACTTGACCAAGTACGGCAAAGAAGAAGAACGACAGGGCAAAGCCAACATGCCTGGGCATGTGCGAGCAGCCATGAACTGGAACAATCTGCGCAGAATGAACAGCGACAACTACAGCATGCAGATTGTGGATGGCATGAAGACCATTGTGTGCAAGCTCAAGCCAAATGCACTGGGCTGGACATCAATTGGATATCCCACAGATGAAATGCACTTGCCGCAATGGTTCAAAGACTTGCCATTTGACAACGATGCCATGGAGGCCACAGTGGTGGATCAAAAAATTGACAACTTGTTGGGTGTGCTGAATTGGAATCTTGCCAGTGCTACCAACACAGAAAACACATTTACTAGTTTATTTTCGTTCGAATGAATCTCAGCCAGGTAGTACAATTTAAAAATTTGATAGACAGTCTTGAACCTGATCCTACAGGCACCGACGCTGTGCGGTATTTTGAAAATCTGTTGTATCATGCCAGCAGTAATATCGAACTTAGAATGGAATCTGACATCAAGAATCTCGAGAACGATTTTGGATCAATACAGCAATCTGTTGAATCTTTTAGACAATCCTTTGCCAACCTATCCAAGTCGCTTCAGCAACTGATTGAATCTCAAGATCAAAGCATGTACAATCACAGCATGCGAGTATACCAGGAAGAATTTTCACAAGATACAGTGGCTGGTATACTGGATCGCAAGTTGTTGATTGATACCGAGAGCGAGACCATAATGCGAGCCAGATTAAAAAATTGCGGAGATTGGCGACTGCCTGGCATGATCATCAGGCCCAGCACAGAAGATTATATCAATGATATGGTAGCATTGGATCCGTTGTATCTGGTGGATCATGACATGGAACTGCTTAGACCATCAATGGAACAGTATCTTCCTGAGTACCAGCGACGATTACGTACATATACCATAAACGATTATGCCCAGCGCCCTATATTTAAAAATTTCCCCAAAGGCCAATTTGGTGTGATTTTTGCTTACAATTACTTTAACTTCAAACCATTATCAATTATCAATGACTACTTGGCCGAGCTGTTTCAATTGTTGCGACCCGGTGGCATATTGATTTTTACTTACAACAACTGTGACCGATGGCACGGTGTATCATTTGCTGAAAAGAACTACATGTGTTACACACCCGGAACACAAGTATGCAGTCTGGCACGTGAGCAAGGATACGTAGTGAACTTTGAACACAACGGATTGCTGGATGCCAGTTGGGTAGAGTTACGAAAGCCTGGTCACTTGACCAGTATAAAAGGCGGCCAGTCGTTGGCCAAAATAGTTGCAGGCCAGTAAAAAAACCTATATACTACACACAATACAAGGAGATTAGTATGAAAGATTATTTGTTAGATTTAGTAGAACACACGTTTGATCTAGGCTGTATCAGTTTGGTCAAAGTTGTAGGCACAGACGCTGCCACCAGCATGAGTGGATTGGCTGAAGACTTGAGCGTGGTTGTACAAGCGGATTTTAAAAACCCAGTGGCTGAGTTTATTGGTACTTTTGGCATGCCCAATCTTGGCAAGCTCAAGACCTTGATCAACTTGCAGGAGTATCGTGAAGACGCCACGCTGACTATCACAAAGAAGGCAGATGGCGAACCAGATGGCATTGAGTTTGAAAACAAAGCAGGTGACTTTCGTAATACCTATCGCTTTATGGCCAGTACCATTGTGAACGACAAACTCAAAACTGCCAAGTTCAAAGGTGCCGCCTGGCATGTGGAATTCGAACCAACCAATGCTGCTATCCAGCGACTGAAGTGGCAGATGACTGCCAATGCAGAAGAACCCAACTTCACTGTGAAGATTGAAAACGGCGATTTAAAATTGTTCTTTGGTGATCATTCCACACACGCTGGTAACTTTGTGTTTCATCCTGGAGTGAAAGGCACACTCAAACGTGCATGGGCCTGGCCTGCTGCACAGGTACACAGCATCTTGAGCTTGACCGGAGACAAGATCATGCGTATCAGCGATGACGGTGCTGCACAGATCACAGTGGATTCAGGCATTGCAGTTTACAACTACATCTTGCCAGCACAGTCAAAATGATCAAAGGCCTAATGGGCACTGGCTCAGTAATGATCAGTGGCGGCGACATCAGTGTGCCTTATGTCAATATGCATACTGAAACTCCCATGCAAGGTATGATGCGTGTATGGGGTACAGAGATACAGGTGTTTGCCGGTACCGGTTGGATGAACATGCCGTCTATCTATGCCACTGTGAAATTGACTCCCGACGCTGAAGAATTGATCAACTGGGCACGGCAAAAGCGTGATGAAGAATCAATATTAAAAGTACTGGCTGAGAAACATCCCACTGTGGCCGATGCTGTTGATGCTGTTGAGCAGGCAAAGACAAAATTAAAAATAATTACAGAATTGGTGTCATGACTCAAGATCTAATCCAAGACAATCTCACTGCCAAACAGAATGACTATGCTGTGTTCTTGCCAGCCATATCCGGTTTCTACGCCACCTTTGTGGGCAAGCAAAGAGATCCAGTAAATGGTCCTTATGTGGATCCTGCACGTATGCCCACAGGAATACAGGACATGGAACAGCTGAACTGGCTCAACAGCCAACAAGCATTGTTTCCGTACAAGTGGAGCCTGTATTCAGGTGGGCATGCCAACCTGGATCTCAACAAACAAGACTGGTCAGAAGACATGGTTCGCAATAGAGAACCGGGTACGTTCATGCTGGGCGACTCGGGTGGATTCCAGATTGCCAAAGGCCTGTGGGAAGGCGACTGGAAGGCCAACTCAGGTTGTGCAAAAGCACAAAAGAAGCGTGAGTCAATTCTCAACTGGCTGGACAATGTGTCTGATTATTGCATGACTCTTGACATCCCAACCTGGGTCATACACGATAAAAAAGCCTCAAAAGCCTGCCAGATTACCACGCTGCAAGAAGCTGTGGATGCTACCAAATTCAACAACGAATACTTCATGCGGCACCGCAAAGGTGTTGCTAATGGTGGCACCAAGATTTTGAATGTGTTGCAAGGAGACAATCACACTTCGGCTGATGCGTGGTATGAAGAGATGAAACACTTTTGTGATCCTGCTGTGTATCCTGACACACACTTTGATGGGTGGAGTATGGGCGGGCAGAACATGTGCGACGTGCATCTGGTGCTCCGACGTCTTGTTGCTTTGCGTTACGATAATCTCTTGCAAGAAGGTGTACATGACTGGATGCATTTCTTGGGCACATCAAAACTGGAATGGGCTGTGCTGCTGACCGCTATCCAACGTGCAGTGAGAAAACATGTGAATCCAGCATTTACCATCAGCTTTGATTGTGCCAGCCCGTTTTTGGCCACTGCCAATGGACAAGTGTATCACGAAATTGATACCACACACAACAGCAAGTGGTCTTATAGAATGAGTCCCATTGCTGACGACAAGAAATACAGCACAGACACACGCCCATATGGTCCGGCTGTGGTAGCAGATGGCCTGGTCAGTCACTTTGATGAAAGCCCTATCAGTCGACATTTGACCATGAAAGATGTTTGCATTTACAAGCCTGGTGATCTGAACAAGATTGGCAAAGAAGGCAAAACGTCCTGGGACAGTTTCTCATATGCATTGCTGATGGGGCACAATGTGTGGACACACTTGGAATCTGTACAACGTGCCAATCGCGAATATGATTCCGGCACCAAGTGGCCTCGCATGCTGTGGAATGAAAAAGGTGATCATGCTCGATTCCATGACATTGTGGAAGCCATCTTTGCTGCTCCAACCAAACAAGACAGCATGGATATCATTGAACACTACAACAACTACTGGATGGATGTGGTGGGCACACGTGGTTTCAAAGGCAAGAAGGCCATGAATGCAAGAACTCAATTCAATGCATTATTTGACATGGTAGAGGTTGACATTGACCCCGAAGATCAGTTAAACTTACAAGCATTACAACAACTTGAACAGGATCAGGTATGAATCGAGAAGGTCATGAGAATGTGCAGTTCTTTTACGGTACTGAAGTAGAACACACACCAGCATTGGGCAAAAAAACTTTGTTTGTGGTGGGAGTACAAGCAACCAATGATATTGCCGCACACATTCAAGGTTGCGAGCATATTTACTTTGGCGCAAATCAGAGTTTTCCTAACCTGGCTATCAATGATGCCGATGCCTGGTGGGCCTGGGAAGACATGATTACCACATTCTTGAAGAAAGATTATCTATGTACATTGGACATAGACGCTGGTTGTGCAGAAGGCCTGCTGGAATCAGGATTGTGTGAACACAACAACTTCATTCCAATGATCTCTGTGAAACTGCCTTACATCCAACAACTAGGCTACAACGCCACACTCAAACTGGACGACAAAGACTTTGCTGCTACCAACCCGGGTGTTTGGTGTCACAGCATACATGAATTACAAAATCGAGACCATTTCACAGACTGGTCTAAATATACCAAGGACGAAGTATTATGAAAGGCAAAGTTGTTCGACTCAAAGCAAACATGGTTGGTAAATTGGTTCCATCAAATATCAATGGCGCTGCTGGTCGATATATTGAAAAAGAACTTGGCGAGCAAGGCTATCCTATGTCCAATGGGCCTGGACCAGATATACCAGTGATCAATATGGAAGTCAAATCACGAGATCTTGATGCTACTTCTGCACAAACAATTGGCAGAATGACACCCGAAGATATTGTCACAACTCCTTATCAGGCATCTGTGATTCATGACAAACTACAACAACAATACCGAGTCAAGACCAAAGATCAAATAATCGTTTCAGCAGAAGTCTACGACTTTTCCTCACAGTACATACAAGAAAAAATTGAACAATGTTACGAAACAGCTAGACAGAAAATCATCCAAGGCGATACCAGTGATTATATATCAGGTGGCTACTATGGTTTTTTTGAGCGTAGCGCCGTCGGTCCTAGATCATATCAGTTCAGATTTACAGATGGTGCTATGAAAAAAATTGAGTTGATGTCTCAATCAACTTTCCACAAACTTTTTACTTTGGAATAATATTATGAATCAAAGAGAACAATCACTAACAGAAACACGCGACCGTATTCGGCACCACGCGGATCGTAAAATTTGGACCACTTTTCGCAAAGAAGGTATCCATAAATATCCGGCCGCAGCTACAGATCCTGCATTGGCCACCGGAGACGAATATGACGTATCGTTTCTCGGCAGTCCCCATCGCCACATCTTTCATTTCAGAGTATGGATTGATGTGTTCCACAATGACAGAGACATTGAGTTTATACAATTCAAACGTTGGCTTGAGAATCTGTATCGTGACAGCACTCTAAGTCTAGATTACAAAAGTTGTGAAATGATTGCAGATGATCTTTACAATCAGATCGCTGCAAGATATCCAGACCGTGCTGTATGGATCGACGTATCTGAAGATGGTGAGAATGGCGCTGTGATACAATACAATCTCACTTATCCTGCTCAATCAATTAAAATCTAATAGGAAATAACATGGCAAAAATTGCATTCCGCACTAACCCTCACGTTGCTGAGATCTTCAACCATCTTGAACAATACGAGGAGTTTTGCAAAGACTATGGATATCGCTACAACGAAGCGGATCTATACAACTTCAAAAGCTATGCTTGGCAACAGTTTACCAAGTATACTCAAGGCAAGAATGCCAAGAACATGTGGTGGGAAGATGCACGTAGATTGGCAGGACACCGAGTATGAGAAAACTATACTACATGGGTTTGGAAAGTTACGAAGCCCGTTATACACTACAACTGACAGAATGGAATCGACGTGTGTTTGATCGTCGAGGACTTGATGTGGTATATGTGCCAGGACTAACACTAGACAACAGTCAAAAGATTGTGGTTGGACAGGTGTTAGACGCACACGGACGCAGCTACTTTGGTATGAGTCAGCTGATGAATCTAGTGAGACTCATGCAACAAGGTGAAGTTACCAGCGAAGATGTAATCTACTTTGAAGACATGTTCCAGCCAGGTATTGAAAGTCTGCCGTACATCATGGACCAGGTACCTGCAGAATTACGTCCACAGGTATGGGTACGTTGTTTGGCACAGGCAATTGATCCAGATGACTTTGTGCATGTCTGGGGCATGGCAGGTTGGATGAGCACATACGAAAAAATGGTCAATCAGTTTGTGACAGGTGTGTTAGCTACCAACGAAGAAATGGTTGCTCACATGCGTATTGCAGGGTGGACTGCACCTATCTACAACATTTCTGGTCTTGCATTTGGCAAAGAGGAAGTATTAGAACGCATTGGTGGGCCAGGCAACATTCGACCATTTGGTGCCCGGCCACGACGTGTGGGTTTTGCAGCAAGATTTGATCAAGAAAAGCAACCGGGCTTTTTTATGGATCTGATTGAAATGTATGGCGAACTCACAAGCGAACCATGTGAGTTTGCCATCTACTCTGGTGGTGAGTTACGCAGCAACAACCCAGAATATGTGACTCGTGCTCGCAGGATGGAAGCAGCCGGCAAGTTGAAAATTTACGACAACATCACAAAAAATGATTACTACGCTCACCTTAATAATACTCGTGTGTTGTTTAATTGCGCCCTTCAAGATTGGGTTTCCAACACAGTCAGTGAAGCAGATACTCTTGGCTGTAATGTTTTATACCCTGCTTATAGGTCTTTCCCTGAAACTTTTTCTAATGACCCTAACAGGCTTTACGTTCCTTGGAGCATAGATGACGCCTATCACAAACTGCAAAATCTCTTGCGTGATCCGCATCACAACATGGGATTGATCAGTGACTGGAACAACGGCACCGTAGATCGTGTGGTGGACATATTGCAAGGCACAGGAGAACAATGGAATCGTGCTGGCAATAGATATCGTGATCATGTTGCTCACGAAAAATATCAAGTTGTCAAGATTGAATCATGACATGCAGCTGGATGCCGTAAAATGGGTGCATGTTGAAGTCAGCTCAAAATGTAATGCATGGTGCCCGGCTTGTTCAAGAAACAATTATGGGTTTGGTCTTGCACCGGGATTGATTGAGCAAGATCTGGACCCAGATATTTTTAAAAATATTGTTTTGCAGTTGCCAAATTTGTATGGTGTGCAATTGTGTGGCAATTATGGTGATCCTATAGCATCAAAGTATGTAAACGAAATCATTGACATTTCAAAAAAATATGCTAAAAAAATACAGATTCATACTAATGGCGGATTGAGAAGTGTTAATTGGTGGAAAAAATTGGCGGCCAGATTAGAACATGTCGAGCACGATGTTTGGTTTGGGATTGACGGGTTAGCTGGCGTTCATGAAATATATCGTCAAGGTACAGATTTTAACAAAGTGATTGAGAACGCACAGTCTTTTATCAGCAACGGAGGGTATGCAACTTGGCAGTTTATTCCATATCTGCATAACGAGCATCAATTGATGGAATGTATGAAATTAAGCCAAACATTAAATTTTAAAAAATTTAAATTGGCAAAACTTTATCGAACTCAGACTGTAGCAAAGCACTACAAAACTGGAGAGAAATTTGATCTGTTACCTACAACTAAATTTAGATCAGTTATCAACATTGACTCAATAAAAAAAACAGCCGAGCCCAAAAACTGTATGCATTTGTCAATGCCCAGCATATATATTTCAGCCAATGGTGCTTTAAGTAGATGCTGTTATTTTTCCGAAATTGACCAATTCCAAACCTTAGAAGATTTGTCAAACATATCTCTCAATTTAAACGATACAAAATGCATCAAGGAGTGTGGATAATATGAAACAAAAAATTGTAGTAACCGGTGCCGCTGGTTATATTGGTGGACAAATTGCACTGGCGCTAAAAGATGCTGGGCATGAAATCATGGGCATTGATCGCAGACCTTGCCCAAAACATCTCAAAGAAGTGTGCAATCAGTTTGTGCTAGCTGACTTTGATAGTGACACAGCTGGCAAAAAATTGATACAATTTGTTCCTGATGCCATCGTCCATTGTGCTGGCACAAGCCTGGTGGGCCCTAGTGTTAGATATCCATCAGACTACTACCATAACAATGTTGTCAAGACCATACACATGTTGGATCTTGTGCTGGCGGCTTTGCCCAAGACCAGAGTTATCTTTAGTTCAAGTGCAGCAGTATACGGCGAGCCTGTGTTAACTCCGTGTGCTGAAGTAGACCCTTGTGAGCCCGTGAGTCCGTACGGCGAAAGCAAACGCATGGTAGAACAAGTGCTGGCCAGTTATCATCGGGCTTATAAACTTGACTATGTGGCATTTCGATATTTCAATGCCTGCGGCGCTGACAGCCAAGGACGTCATGGCAGTGAACCCGGCGGCACACATATCATTTCAAGAGTGTTAGAAAGCATTAGAGACAAACAAGAATTTGTGCTGAATGGCATTGACTATCCTACCAATGACGGTACCTGTGTGCGAGACTATGTGCATGTGGAAGATATTGCCGCTGCACATGTTGCGGCATTGGATGCCAAGATATCTGCTGGTGTGTATAATCTTGGTAGCAATCAAGGTGTTAGTAATTTAGAAATTATTGACTCTGCACAACGAATCACAAAACAAATTTTGAATTTTAGATCAGGTGACAAACGTGCTGGGGATCCGGCTATGTTGACAGCAAGTTCGGAAAATTTTGATCAGTTTGGAAGTTGGCGCAAATATTCATTGGATGACATGATACAACACGCTTGGAACTGGTATGTTCGACAAAATTCTTGAGTTTGAACAAGCACTGGCCAAATTCACTGGCGCTCCGTATGCAATCATGACCGATTGCTGCACCCATGCAATCGAACTGTGCTTGCGTTATGATCGGGTACGCGGTCTTAAAATGACTCCTTACACCTATCTCAGCATACCAATGACCATGCACAAATTGGGCATTGACTATGTGTACATGGACGAACCTGAACAAACTTGGACAGGCGAATACAACTTTGTGTATACCAGGGTATGGGACAGCGCCAGGCGCCTGGAAGCTGACATGTATCAAGCTGGGCAGATGCAATGCGTGAGTTTTGGACATACAAAACCTTTACAAATAGGCCATGGCGGTGCTATACTGTTAGATAACAAGAAAGCATACAATACCATGATAAAACAACGATATGATGGTCGCGACCTAAATATCACACCCTGGCAGTCACAAAAGACTTTCCGGCTAGGATATCATTACAAGCCTACCATTGAAGATGCGGTGCGCGGATTAGAATTGCTAGAGCAATACCAATCACAGGCACCTGTGTTTGTACAGTATCCAGATTTGAGAAATATAACCATTGAACCATAACATGACCAACTTTGTACCTGATACACTACTGACTCCTCCCGAACAAGAATTTGTGCCAATGGAACAAACATTGTATGTAAAGAAAGCACCCGGAGCTGCCGGAAAGCATCTTAGCACTGCATTGCGTGAACGTATGCAAGCAGACAACAAACGCTTCTGGGCCGGAGACAACATCAGTGATTATGTTGCGGAATCTGATCGAGAACATTTGATCAACGAAGCAACAGAAGCATTTGAACAAGTATTGGACGCATTACTGATCGATCGTGAGAATGATCCCAACTCACGAGGCACAGCACACCGCTTGGCCAAGATGTACTACAACGAAATAATGGCAGGAAGATATGAACCAGCACCAGACGCAACAGCATTTCCAAATGATTCAGCGGACCGTTACGAAGGCATGCTTGTGGTTAGAAGTGAGCTACGTTCAATGTGTTCGCACCATCATCAACCTGTTAGCGGTGTTGCTTATATTGGTATTATT